CGTTACCAATACCATTTGCCGTAGAAGTTATGATAACTCTAGAAGTTTTACCCGAAGAAACAACTGGATATGTACTAGTATAGAACTGACCTGCATTCTCTACAAACGCAAACTCGTCAAGGAATAGTAAGTTAACCGACATACCACGAATAGAAGATCCGCTAGTCGCAGAGGCAATAATCCTTGAATTGTTACTAAATTCTATGGAACCCTTGTTCAGAGTTTTACATCCAGGTTGCAAAAAGAAAGGTAAGTTTTCGAGAGCAAGCGTGATACGAGTTAGCATTTCTCTCGCAGTAGCACCCTTGTTTGCTAGGATTGCTACAGTTTTCTCTGGATTGAATAGTGCATACCAAAGTAGATACACAACCGAACTGATAGACTTGCCCGATTGCCGACAAGCTAATACGATAGAAAATCTACTGTCTTGAAAATGATCGAACATGTTCTTTTGGTAGGGGTATAAATTGAATGGAACAAGACCCTTGTCGAGAGAAACGACTTTCACGTAGGTTTCGGCGAAGTATGAAGGATCTTCCATACAACGTTTGTATTCTGAGATCTCTTGGACGCTCCAGTTTTGCTCAACCCCATCACGCTTTACATTAGGGTTGCCTAGATATCCAAGGTCGCTATTCTTGACCTTCTGCATCTATTTCCTTTTCTTCTCGCCTTTGATGTAGCATTTTCTGTAGATCTGTAGCTGAACCGACAAACACATTATTTTGAGTTAGTTGTTTTGGTTGTTCTAACGCTTCGGCTTTATCTACTTCTTTCTTTTGCTTTTGTAGATGCATTAGCTTGTCTGAAACGTCAGCAGTATTTTTGATCATGCCAGAAAGAACTTCAAATGCACGAGGATGCTCACTCTCACGAGCAAGGTCTAACATCAAGTCAATCGCCTCTTGCCCCTTTTCGACTAACTCGTAATAGTTAGTTCTTGCAAAGGAGTAATCATCATTAACATCATCTTTTTCGTTACTCATATTAATTAACCGTGTAATTGGTGACCTCAACAGTCGTACTAGTATTTAGACCTACTAGATTTTCTCCAATTTGCGGGAACCCTTCCAAATTCGTAAGGGTAAATGTAGTTTCGTTAGCGGTTTCGTCATAGGCTCTTGCCACCAAACCATAGATCGCTGTGGTTTCCCCCAAGAATGGTTCATTTGACCCAAACCCTGAAGCGATATCCCCAGAGACTGTCATAGTAATAGAAGTTACTGTTGGTATGAAGTCCTTAGATTCAACAATACCGAAATTGTCTGTCCCATCAGATCCAAATGGAGCCACTCGAGTGTTTAAGTTTTCTATGTGAGCATCATCTTCTGCATTAAGGAAAGTAACCTCTGTAGCTTTAACCAGTTTATTCGTAGCAGCACTACCAAAGAACTTAACACGCATTGTAAAGTCTAGAGTATAGACTAGTACACGCCTTGCTTCGAAGTCCCCTTCATAGTCATCAGAGATAGAAACTCCCTCTAAAGAAATAGGGACATCTGTATTTTGATCTACGCCATCTACAAGTTTAGCTGAGACTGTATACTCTGGTTGGAATATAGGAAGTATTTGTTCTAGTATTTGTAGTCCTTCGTCTTGGTTCTTAGCCAAGATGTTTAACTGCATACCAATTTTATAGGGTACAAAAGAAACGCTATCCGCAGAATCCCCTGTTTGATTAGTTACTAGTTTGTTAAATCGGTTTAGTTTAGACTCGGTGTCATATGTCAGAGAAGTAATCTCAAACGACAAACGTGGGATCTTGATTGCTATTTTAGAAGAAGAAAGATCTCTTTGCCCCTCAATCCTAGCAATAAACTTTTGTTTTGGTCCATAAGAAAGCGGAACCTTTACTATCTGACCAGAAGTACCGCTCTGACGAATAATGTTTATATCGTTAAACAGAGTACCAAATATGGCTACCGATTTTCTTAGAATAGCATGATAAAAATGACCACCAAACATTAGAAGTCTCCAAATGGGTTTGATTCAGTAAAGTCAAGAACGGCTGCAGCTTCAGTTTCTATTTCATAGTTCTTAGCGTAGTTATCTTGAACGGATTCTTCTGTAGCACCCTCCATATCTTTAATAGCTGTAATAGTGCCAGAGCCACCAGATACTTCTGTTGTAACACTACCGCCAACAGTAAACTGGTGATACTTACTATCGCTAGTTCTTATGCTGTGAAGGTAAATCTTAGAAGTTGTACTAGAAGCAATATCTTTATATGAAGCAATCGCTCCAGAGATAGTAACCCCATCTTCTAGATTTTCAGTAATATTCTCGCCTATGATAAAGTCTGTCCCAGCAATACCGCTGATAGTAAGTTCTTGCTGATAGGCAAATAGGTTACTAATATTGTCAACTTCAGTATTACCAGTATCGAACTTCTCATCGCCAAACTCATAAAGAGAGCAGATAAGCTGATAAGTCGGTAAGTTTTGGAGTTGATAGAAAGGTTTCTCATGCTCAACTTTATCGATCTGGAAGAAAGACTTAGACATAGGAAGATAAATTAGATCTCCCTCATTAGGTCTGTAGTTAGTCAACTCATTATTGAAGACACCTACGGATTGTTCCCAGCGTCTTTTAGATACCACAAACGTTGCCGTATCTCTAATCTCTAACCCGAACTTGGTCATAAGTTCGCTTTCACCACCGAATCCTTCGGGGTTTTCGATATACATCTCTAATGTATATGAATCGTCAAATTGAGATTCTACAGTTTCGCCCAGAATGTAATCACGCTCTACGATGTTTCTTGGTAGATAATAGACATCCTGCCCATACATTTTTAAAGATTCAATTACGATATCTTCGTATAGGTTTTGTTCGCTTTTTACTGCGGGCGAAAAATATACATTAGTAGCCATCTTTTACCCCATGAAGAAATTAACTGGTAACTCGTGAGTTAACCTTACTTGTTCTTCTAGCTTCTCTAGGTCTTGCATTGCATCCTCATATATCTGACGACCGTTAATCGTCACTCCTCCAGGAAGTTGCATACCTTCAAACTTTATTAGGTTAGCACCCCATTGTTTCTTGATAAGAGCAGTTGAATATCTTTTAAGGAACATATCGTTCCAAATAGAGGTAGAACCTGCAGCCCCATCATAAGGAGCAACGTGCATAGTTGCTGCTACGATGATAATACCCCCCACTTTAAGGTCTTCTTCGCCAACATCAAGATATATTTTATTCTCGTGGCGTGCCCACCTAATAAGTTCGCTCGCACCAGAACCTATTTTCATATCATACATAGCTAGATTTTGCTGTACCATTTCATAGTAAGCAAGATTGCCAAGGTTTCCTAACTGATAAACATCGTTCAGGTGCATCTGATATTTAACATCAAACATGTTAAAGCCAGCATCTTCGGCGATAGGTAAGATGCGCTCTACAAAGATAACTGAATCGGCTACAGTTATAAACTTATTAGTTACATCATCGGCAGTAATCGTATGCGGAATAAACATCTTCTTGGTAGCATCTGAATGGTATTCTTGATAGAATTGTAATGCTTCGTCGATTCTTTCTTCTGCTTGATCAGGGTCAACGTTTATCTCGATTACTGGATCGCCCAACTGCCTAAAACAGTAGTCGATTAAATCTTGCCTAGATGCTGGGGTTGCCATATGAAATAGTCCTAGATTAAATTATTTAATATCTTCTAAGTCTATTTATACTTTTTAAAAGGCTAGGGGTCAATCAAATGATAGCAAATGTTATATATTGTACCTAACTAAGACCGATAAACTCAAACTTTAAAAAAGCTAAAGAATGACAGTCCACTCCATACCAAACTTCTACGGTGTCCCCATCGTTTAAATAAAATAACGGTGATCGAGCATGATAATATATGTTTGCCTGTTGAGCTGGATTTGATACACCGCTGGTTTCAAAGTATCCGTACCCCATATTATCTCCAGTTAGAGAAGTGAGGAATGGATTAGGTATTCTCCCAGTACCACTACTACCAGTTCTGCCAAAGTTAACAGAATTATTATAAAATATAGTAAATTTTCCGTTCGAACCGTTATTGCTATGATACACCGATTCCTCAGTGCCCCCACTATTGTGCCATTCATCGGGGTTGGAAGATGATGGAAGTTGGGCAATCTTGGTTTTCCATCCACTATTTGTTGATGTAGTTGACCCAAACGTGTCAATATCATGAAACGTACCGTTAATAGAATATCCGAAAATTTGAGCATCTCCACGATAATATGTTGCCGAACCGTCTCTTTTACCCGAAATGTGCAAATACTTTGATGCGGATGTACCACTATACGTCAACTTTACCCTTCTTACAAATAGTAAAGGGTTATTGGTGATTGTGCTTGAAGAGGAACCAACCCCACCAAGTTCGGAAGTATTAGGAATAGCAGTGTCGGTATATGAATTTGTGCCAGTGTAGGTTACAGGTATTCCGCCCAAGTTACGTTCTTTACCATAAAAGTCGTCAAAATCGATGGTGGACAAATTAGTGGTCTCTTCTGCTATTACTCTCACATCCGTGTCATTCAGTCTGATTGTTTCACCAAAAGTATCATCAAGAAGAATCCCAACATTGTTGTGAAATTTTGACCCAGACTCATTTCCGAGTGTTATTGGTTGAACAGCATCGGTCGAAGTTGATGTGGAGTATGAACCACTAATCTGAAGAATTCTATTACTTGATGTATTAAGGTAACACTGAAAAGAACCAGTACTAGACGAACCGAAATTAAGTTTTAAGATGCTAAAGTGATGACCAGTAGTTTTCTGTACTGATGTAGTTAAAGAATCTACTGTACAGTTTAGAAGAGGATATGTGGAAGTTCCTGGCACACCAATAGTCTTGACGTAAGCAGTGATTGTTTGACCACTATACACTGTCAAACCAACACCAGTTCCAGCAGTAGCAGTTGTATCGCTTTGGTATCTTATGTCACTTTCTAAGATAAATTCGTCGGCTTCCTGTAAACGACCTCTAACCGTCATTATAGATGCTGACATTACTAACCGCCTTCATCGATGTGTGTTGTCGAATCAGAATCGACATTATTTTCTTCCTCATCGGGCGTCTCATCGTTGACGACTTCTTCACTGGTGTCTACTTCAGGGACTACGTCCCAAGGATTAATGTTATGTTCGACAGGTGTTTTAGATAAAGCAATATCTCCTGCAATTTGCGATTCGGTATCTGAAACTTCTTCCTCTCCGAGCGAAGATTTAACCCAACCGATTACAATATCTTTAGTGACATCCGCCCATGCAATGTAGTTTTCAGAAGAAGGATCTGCATCAGTATGAACACTGCCATAACGTCTACCACGGTGAATTACCTGTTTGTCGCCAACTTGTTCCGTCTCATAATCTGAGGCTTCCCAATGTACCATTTTGATAGCACCATC